ATACCATTAAACATTCAAAAAGTAGCAACAGTTTAAAATAATATAAACAATGTCATTTACAAGATACGCAACAGAAGATTCAGTAATTAGTTCAGAAACCGTAGTACGTGGTTTGTGGAGTGGTGATGCTAATAGTTTAACAACATTTTTCACTTCATCAACAACACCCACTGAATATTATTTAGATGTATATGATGGAAACCCATCAACTATCAATTCAGCTTCTGTTCAATTTAGCATCCAATTTGGTAATTTAAATGGTTCAGGTTCAGCACCAATTAATTCTGCAGTTCCTGGTTATAGTCCATCTCGTGTTGTTTATGGTCAATATAGAAACTTAGTTTACGGAACTGAAACAACAAACTTTAGTTTTGATAATAACAGTACTATTTCAGATTCAATTTACGTAATTAATATTTCTAGAGCTCGTTATAAAGAATCTTTGTTACCTGGTTCTTTAAATTTAGTATTAAAAGGTACAGCTACAAGTTCTTTATTCTTAACAGACGATAGTGGTACTACATCATTAGCTCGTTTTATTGGTGAAAATAGATATTACAATGTTATTAGTGGTAGTAATGGTTCTTATTGGACTACTGGATCTGCAACTACTTATTATGGATTATTCTTCCCAGATTTAGATATTATTGTTTTAAATGCAAATGCTTTAACAGCAAGTGTAGGTGGAGGATATTTTGTTACTTCTAGTTTAGGTAATACAACAGCTTATAACCATAGAAATTTATATGACTCAATTAATAGAGGTAATTTGACAGGAAGTTTTACTTTAAAATCATCTGAAACTGTTTCTGCACGTTATTTCTTTACAAGAGTAAAAAATGGTGAATATAATTATACTACTAATCCATCTATTATAGATGCAAATGGTAATTTGTTATATACAACTTTAATTAACAATCCACAAACATACGTTACAACAGTAGGTATGTATAATGATAATAATGAATTATTAGCAGTAGCTAAATTAAGTAAACCATTAGTAAAAGATTTTACTAAAGAAGCTTTAATTAGAGTGAAGTTAGATTACTAATTTTATGTATGTCATCATTCAAACAATTAAACAAATCAGACGTTACGAATGTTGCTTATGCAGCAAATAAACAATGGGATTTATCCTACTGTTCATACCCTACTTCATCTGAATATGTAACAATATATAAGGGTACTAATTTATCTGGTAGTTTTGACTCTACTATGGATCCTATAACTGAGGGTCAATACGAACGTTTAGTTTATGATCAAATCGATCACTTATTTTATCATGTATTTAGTGGTTCTTTTTTAAATACTTCTTCTTTAGCAAATTCATTTTTATATGAATCTGCTTCTCAACAATATGCAACTTCATCATATTTTATTTATGATGAAAATCCTAACTTAATTAAAAGTTTCCCTACAGGTCTTAATGAAGGTATTCGTGTATTAGCTATTAACCAAGATGTATATGGTGAAAAGTTATTACCTTATAATTTCAGACTATCATCTTCTGCTTATTATATAACAGATGATGGCAATGGAAATTTATTTGATTCAGGAAGTACTCATATTGGTAATATATTTTATCCTCAAGGATTAGCAGTAATTACTAATCAAGATTACCAAAATATGTTTCCACTTCCTCCTTTAGCAGTGGCAAATATTATTAATGTTAAAGCGAGTGATTTACAAAAATCAGGAAGTATAATTTTATCTAATGACATAGCTAGATCAGGAACTTTAATTACAGGTTCTGTAGTATTGTCTGGAAGTATTGATCAATTAGATATTATTAAATTAACAGGAAGTTTTAGTGAATCAGTAGTAATGTATTCTGATATTACTGTTCCTACTGGTAGCCCTGTAACTTATCAACCAATAACATCTAGTAATTGGAAATTTTTCACTCCAGGTACTTATGATGCTTACTATACTGTAAATGCTTTATTAGATGATGATTGTAGTACAGTTTTAACTAGCAATAAGGCATTAGTAAGATTTAATGTTGAAGAACCAGATTGTGATTTTGGAGTTAACGTTACTTTCTTTGCACCAACTCCTACACCAACACCAACACCTACTCAAACCCCAACATTAACAGCTACACAAACAGTAACTGCTACTCAAACATTAACTGCTACTCCAACAAATACACCAACTAATACACCTACGAGTACACCAACACCTACAAATACTCCTACTTTAACAGCTACTCAAACTGTAACAGCTACTGCTACTCAAACTGTAACAGCTACTCAAACTGTAACGGCTACAGCAACTAGAACTGTAACACCAACACAAACACCAACACTTACCGCTACAAGAACATTAACACCTACTCCAACACCAACTCCTACTCCTACACAGTTACCTGGTAGTTTAGTTATGTATCATGATATTGGTCAGATAGGTCCTGTCGATAGCTATTGTGGTATTGTTGCTTATAACTCAAATGGAACTTGGATGGGATTCTATGGGGTGAATCCAGGAGCTACTGTTTATAACAGTGAGGGAGGTGCAGGTACTTTCTTAACATTTGGTGGTAATGTATCTATTCCTAATATTGGAGTAAATACAACTATCAGTATCTTCTCCTTTATAAACTATGGTTCAGCTACTGGATATACAGCTTATATTAAACTTAATGGAACTGATGTATCAACTATAGTTCATACTGGTGGTGAACAATATGCTTTCTATGCAATAACATGCACTCCAGGAGCATCATACACAATTAATTGTGGTATCCGTTATTAATAGAATTTGGAATTTAAATAAAAATTAGTTATATTAGGTTATGAGTAAGATTTATATTTCTATAGCATCCTATAGAGACCCACAATTATTGCCTACATTACATGACTGTATCAATAATGCAGACAATCCCGAAAATTTAGTATTTGGTATTGCCTGGCAACATGCTGAGGAAGATACTTGGGACGATTTAAGTGAATTTAAACATGATGAACGCTTTAGAATACTAAATATTAATTATAAAGACTCTAAAGGAGCATGTTGGGCTAGAAGTGAAATTCACAAATTGTATAATGGAGAAGACTATTATTTACAATTAGACTCACACCATCGCTTTATTAAAGGTTGGGATACTGAGTGTATTAAAATGATAAAGCAGTTACAAAAGAAAGGTCATAAAAAACCTTTACTTACAGCATACATTTCATCATTTGACCCAGACAATGATCCAGGAGGACGTGTTCAAGAACCATGGTGGATGACTTTTGATAGATTTATTCCTGAAGGAGCTATATTCTTTTTACCTGCAACTATCCCTAATTGGCAAAAACTAAAATCACCTATACCATCTAGATTTCTATCAGCTCATTTTATTTTTACATTAGGTAAATGGTGTGTTGAAGTACCTTATGATCCTGATTATTATTTTCATGGTGAAGAAATTTCATTAGCCGTTCGTTCTTATACTTGGGGGTATGATTTATTTCATCCTCATAAAGTAATTGCTTGGCATGAATATACTCGCAAAGGTAGAACTAAACAATGGGATGATGATCCTGATTGGGTAAATAAAAATAATGCAGCTCATAAGAAAAATAGAGCTTTATTTGGTGTTGATGGTGAATGTAGATGTGGATTAGAATTTGGTCCATATGATTTTGGAACAGAAAGAAGTATATTTCAGTATGAAGCGTATGCTGGTATTAGATTTAGAGATAGATCTATCCAACAATATACTAAAGATAATAATTTTGCCCCAAACCCAATAATTACAGGCCCTGTAGATTATGATCTATCTTTTGCATCTATATTTAAGCATTGTATAGATATTTATCCACATCAAGTACCTTTAGTTGACTATGATTTATGGGTTGTAGCTTTTGAAGATAAAGATGGAAAAGAACTACATAGACAAGATGCTGACTTAGAAGAAATAAATAGAATGAAACTTGACTTTGGAGATGGTTACTATAAAATTTGGAGAGAATTTAGTACAGCCTCAAAACCATCAAAATGGATAGTTTGGCCACATTCTATAACTGAAGGATGGTGTGAAAGACTTGAAGGTGTTTTACCTTAAAAATTAATTAATGAAAATAGCAGTATTTCAATTTTATACATCAAATGTAGCTTACGGACATTATTCAGAAACAATAAATGAAAAGTATTGTAATGAAAAAGGATACACTTATATTTGTGAAAAAGATAACTCTAAAATAAATACAATTGTTGAAGATAGATCACTACATTGGGGTAAAGTTAAATTAGTACAAGAAGTATTAAATACTAATAATTTTGATTATGTTTTATTTTTAGATGCAGATGCTATTATTTCTGATTTTAATCAAAGAATTGAAGATTTTATTGATGACAAATATGATATGATATTTGCTGAAGATATAGGTCATCATAGTTCTATGAATACTGGGGTATTTTTATCTAAAAACAGTGAATGGACTAAAAATTTCTTCAATACTTGGTGGGAATCTGGGGCAACTTTTAAAGGTAAAGATGCTAAAGATCTTTCTGTAATGGAAGAAAATTTAGAAAAAATAGGATACTTTAAACATGCTTTATGGCATGAACAAACATGTATTACATTGTTATATAGAAATGATGATGATATTAAAAATCATATTAAGGTAATAAGTAATAGGTCACTCAATCATAGAGAATACAATGAAGGTAACTTTATATTTCATGCTTATGCTTATGGACATGAACATTATAGAACTATAAATATCATATACAAAGAAAAATTTGAAAATACTGTTAGTGATAAAGAAAAAATTAATTTAATTGTTTATCATGTTTATTGTGTAGGTAACTATTTAGAAATTGTTAATCAACAACTAAATCGTCTCAAAACATCAGGTTTATATGATTGGTGTGATAAATTAGAAATAACATGCATCAATACATCAGGTAATTTTAGTGATGTTGAAGAATTAGTTAAAGATTTAGATAAAGTTAATTTAAATAAATTCACTGCTAACAGTTATGAATATGAAGGTATAAATAAAGTTTGGGAATATTCACAAAAATACTATGGAAAGGTATTATATTTCCATACTAAAGGAGTTTCTAACACTTATACTACTTTAGAAAATTTACAAGAGTCTCCTAGAAAGAAGAAAGGTATATCATGGTGGAAAGAAACCATGGAACATTTCTTAATTGATAACTACCAGGAATGTCTTCAAAAATTAGACAAATATGATCAATGTGGGTTAACTAATAATGACAAATGGTGGTGGGGTAATTTTTGGTGGACAAATTTATCTTTTGTTAGTCTTAATTCTAAACCATTTGGAGGAGATAGATGGTATTTTGAAGCCTGGTTAAACCATTATAGAAACCCATCAGTGTATGAATTTTATCATTTTGATTTTAATGCATATTATACTTCATTACCTTCAGACATATACAATAAAGAAAAATATAAAGACTCTACAATAGAAGTTATTAGTGCTTATTATGGTACTTTAGGAGAACAGCAGGATGAAGGTAGAAGATTAGTTGAAAGAAAAGTTATTGATGTAACAGATGTTATTAAAAGAAATTTAGAAGCTAATAGTAATAAAGGATTTAATATAAGAATAGATAATAATTTAGGTGGAGATCCATATTATGGTATTGAAAAAATGATAGAAATATTTTTTACTATTGATGGGGTTGAACATATTATTGCTGCTAATGAAAATAGAAATTTAAAATTCTTATTATAATATGAATAATAATGTTACTATAGTTACTGGATTATGGGACCTAGGTAGAGGTAGTATTGACGGGTGGGCTAAAAGAGATTTCCAACAATATAAAGATAGATTTTTTGAGTTGCTTAAAACAGATGCTCAAATGACTATTTGGATACCTCGTGACTTAGAAACAGAAGTACGTAATATTAGAGGTGATAAACCAACTCAAATTTATTTTAAAGAATTAGAAGATTTTAAAACATGGTTTCCTTTTTGGGATAAATTACAATTAATAAGAACCAACCCTAACTGGTATAATATTGCAGATTGGCTACCTGAATCACCTCAGGCGGCTTTAGAATATTATAACCCAATGATGATGTGTAAAATGTTTATGGTTAATGATACAGCTATAATGAATCCATTTAACACAGAATATTTTTATTGGGTTGATGGTGGTTTAACATCTACTGTAAATCAGGGATATTTTACTCATGATAATGTTTTAGATAAATTAGAAGAATATAGTGATAGTCATCAAAAATTGACCTTTATTACTTATCCATACACATCCAATAATGAGATACATGGTTTTGAAAGAAAAAAAATAGCTCAATATTGTGGAGTAGAATATGTAGACAAAATATCTAGAGGTGGATTTTGGGGAGGTAGAAAAGATCAAATACACCATCTAAATTCTTTATATTATGCTATTTTAGATACTACTATTAATAGCGGATATATAGGAGCCGATGAGTGTTTATTCACAATTTTAACATATAAACAACCAGATTTAATTCAACCATTTGAAATTGATGGAAATGGACTAGTGTGGCCATTTTTTGAAATGTTAAAGAATTTTGAAAAACCAAAAGATACTAAAAAACCATTTAATAAATTAAAAACTAACTTATATGTAGTTGGATTTAATTCCCCAAAACAATTTAGACATTTATTAGAATCTTTTAAACATGGTGATTCTAATTTCTTAACTAAAACTAATAAATACTTTTTAAATAATTCAACTGATAGAACTACAGATGATGAATATTCACAAATATGTGGTGAATATGGGTTTGAAGAAACTAAAAAGGATAATATAGGGATTTGTGGTGGTAGACAATGGTGTGCTGAACATTTTGATCAAAGTGATGCTGATTATTATATCTTCTTTGAAGATGATATGTTATTGCATTCACCTAATGATACACATTGTTATAATGGTTTTAGAAATTATGTACATAACTTATATGAAAAAACTTTAAAAATAATTCATGATGAAAATTATGATTATTTAAAATTAAATTTTACAGAAGTATATGGTGATAATGCAACACAATGGTCTTGGTACAATGTTCCTCAACACATTAGAGAACAATACTTTCCTAAAAAAACAAAATTACCTGCACAAGGTTTAGATCCTAATGCTCCTAGAACTAAGTTTAATCATATTAAAAGATCTGATGATATATCATATATAGAAGGTGAAGTACATTATTGTAACTGGCCTTTATGGTTTAGTCGAACAGGAAATACAAAAGTATTTTTAGATACTAAATGGGCGCACCCAATGGAACAAACATGGATGAGTAATGTATTTCAAATGCAACAGAACGGGTTGATACATGCTGCTATATTGTTACTATCCCCAATTAACCATGATAGAATATATTATTATCCTGGCCAAGAAAGACGTGAAAATTAAATATTTATATATAACATTGATGTAAATTAAAACATGCCAACATTTTTCGTACAATTAACCAGCGGTACTTCACCAGGACCTTATACAATCTATAAAAATAGTTTGGATAGTTCTCCTCTTCAACAGAATATATCTGCGGCTGATTTACAATTTGGTATTCAATACGTAGAACCTGATTTTCCAGTAATTACAAAAGTCATAGTAGTTAATTCAAATCCTGCTTGTAATAATAATTATGTTGAAATTGTTCCAATAGCACCAACACCAACTCCAACACAAACAGCTACAACCACAATAGGATTTACACCAACACCAACATTAACCCCAGGATTAACTGTTACACCAACAGCTACACCAACTGTAACTCCAGGATTAACATCAACACCAACACCAACTGTTAGTGTTACAGCAACAAATACACCAACATTAACTCCTACAGTAACTGCTACTCAAACATTAACTGCTACTCCAACATTAACACCTACTACTTCTGCTAGACCTAATGTAACAATTACTGTTAATTTAACTGTAGATTCAGGTAATACAGGATATACTCAAATTTACTATCCTTTAACAGATGGTGGATCTTTAGGATTAAGACAAACATTAACAACAACAGGTACTACAACATTTACAGTTCCTACAGGAAATCAATTCTATGTAGCAACCGTTCAACAAACAAGAACTTTTGATTACCAAGTAGCAGAAATTATATTTAGAGTAAATGGTACTCCAGATGCAGGTAGTCCTTATATCCAAACTAATTTAAACACCCCAGTTCAACTTCTTAATGTTCCTTTATATGGAGGTTCAGGATACCCATCAGCTTCCTTTGGAAATACTTATGTTGTAGATACTTATGTAGGTAACCAACGATAATAATTAAATGCCAACAGTAACACATACAGGATCCTTTCAACTGTCGTTTAAAAACGAACACACCATTTATGAAAATGAAGTGCGTTGTGTTGTACAAAATACTGAATTTAATTTATCTTATAATCCATCTTTAGTATCAGGTAGTTATTTAAGTGGCTCATTAAGAGACTTTGCTACTGGATCAATTTTACCTTCAGGATCATATTTTACACCTTATGCTACAGCAATAGGTTTATATAATGATAATAACGAATTATTAGCAGTAGCTAAATTTGGTAAACCAATTTTAATATCACCTTATACAGACATGACGTTTGTAGTTAAGTATGATACATAATGATTAAGTTAATTGACATATTAAAAGAAGTAGCAGATACTGCTTATACATTATCAAGTCCTAAAGAAAGTAAAATTAGTACTTTTGATAATGATGTTGACTATACATTTACTACTGATAATGGTAGAGAATATTATATTAGATTTTCTTCAAAATGGGTAGGTAGAAATAAAAAAGAAGATCAAGAATATAATTGGGCCACAGAACTTACATTTTTTCCCTCTAAATTAAAACAAACAGGAGATCCTGGAGAATTAGGAGATGAAAATTTTGGTAAAATATTAGCAACAGTAGCACAAGCAACAAAGTCTTACATTCAAAAATACAAACCAGAATATGTTTTTTGGAAAGGTATAAAAACTGATCAAGAAGTTGAAAAAAGTAAAATATCTAATATAGAAATAACTAAAAGACAGAGAATATACAACATGTTTATGAATAGAGAAATATCTAAATTAATAGATTATAAACCAACAATTGGAGATAAAATATCTTTTATTCAATATGAAAAAGAAATTCCTATAGAAGGATCAAATAATATTTTTAAATACCCAGAGGAAGTAAGTATATATAACGCTGCTGATGCACAAAAAAGAGTATCAAGATTTAACTTATCACGCTAGATAAAAGTTTAATGACTAAATGGAAAAGTTGGGATACTATTAATCCCGAAAAATATTATGGTTTTGTTTATAAAATTACTAATGAAGTAACTGGTAAATTTTATATTGGTAAAAAAGTGTTTTGGAATAATAAGAAGAAAAAACTTACTAAAAAACAATTAGCTGAACAAACAGGACCAGGTCGCAAACCAACGTTTGAAGTAATTCGTACTGAAAGCGATTGGAAGACATATTGGGGTTCTAACAAGCAATTGCTTGCTGATATTAAGCAATATGGTGAGGAAAATTTCACTTGTTGGATATTTAAACAATGTGCAACTAAAAAACAATTAACATACTACGAAATGGACTATCAATGCAAAGAAGAATGTTTATCAAATAAAT